GTGTCTGATGGTCATGCAATTCCTCAAAGTATTTGGGCATTTGGTCGCTGAGCTTCGTGATACCCAATTCAATGTGCGTGAGGTGATTGTCCGTAATCTTGTCAATCTTTGTGAAGAGCTGTTCCCGCGAGGATTGAAGCCACCATACGAATCCGAAGATGATGGAGACAACGGTAAAAAGTTGAACGTAGGGGTAGGCGGCGGCGAGTATATCGAGCAGTGCGGCGTGTGGAATTTGGAGCATTTGAATTCAGCCCCTCCTGTGGTGGATTAGGTTTGGTAGTCGATGCGAACTTCGTAGACATCCATTTCAACGTCGACAGCTTCACCATTGATTACTTGGCAGGTTGCCTTAACCTGCACTTTCGTGAAGTCTTGGTTAACCGGAAGAATGATGCTGTCGTATTGCTTAGCGCGAGTAGCAGTCACGCTGTAGATAGCTGTCCATGTATTCCCGCCGTCTAGCGAATAAGACAGCGAGGCCGTGACGTTTCCATATCCGCGTATTGGCGGCTGGGTAGGGTCAATAATCTGCATCTTAGATATCCCCGTTGTCGATGTATCCGATGTACTTATCCACATCGGTAAGAATTTTCAGGGTCACTGCGGTAGGCGTGCCGCCACTTGGGTTCGTCCACCCTGAATAGGTGATTGTCTGGGGCATCATCAGAGTGTCGTCGTCATAGCCGTACGCTGAGGTGGATTCGTTGCCGTCGTATGCACTCGTGGGGGCTGCGAAATCTCCCGAAGAGGTTGCGGGATACGCGCTCAGGTTGACGTGGCCAGCAGCACTGGTAAGCGTGGATTCCAGCCCGGATGTGTTCACCGCTGAAATCCAGTAGTAGTAGGTTCCGGTGACTATGTCGGAGAAGGTGTATGTACCGATGTTCGATGCGGTCTGCTTCCGGTAGTCGAATCTTCCCGCTGGCGGAACTGGGGCTGTGCTTGATGAGCTGCGGTAAATCCAGTAGCCGTCAATCGTGTCACCCTCAAGGCCATTGATGGCGTTCCATCCAAACTGCCAGCCGAGCGACGAAGCTAACGCGGTCTTCTGCTGAGAGATGGTCGGAGCTGGAGGAGCACTCACAACACCATCCAGAGTCAAGCTGCAATTCGGAGCCGAGCCAAAATCGGCGGTCAGGCCGTTTGCTCCCATCGCTACGACGGTGACAGTCACGGTCTCATGTGTCGTCTCGCAATCGAACGACATTGGGGATGTAGTCCCATCCGCCATTAACGCTGGCACCGATGAGCCACGATACCCGGTAAACCACACCTGCACCCCAGCGAAATATGGGTCTCCATTAACGGGCACAAAGGAGATAGCAATCAGAGAAACGAGGTGGCCATCCGCCGCCTTGTACGGGGATTCCTCAGCCGATATGCCGCCGACTTGCTGAGGCACTCCAGCAGCCTGTGCTACCTGTAGTTGTAGCTGAGTGATGGCGATGGGGGCTGCGACGATTGGTGCTGGGCCGATGGGCTTCCACGTCGAATAAACCGGAGCACCATTGGATTCTGTGGATGCGGTCACCGTGTCCAGCACCTCGTTCCATGGCAAACGCCCTACGATTACAGTGTCTCGACCTGTCATTTAGTCTCCATGGATTGCACCGTAAATGCTGTAGCCCAACATCTCGCTTGCCGAATTTTCCGTGGCGAACGAGACCTTCATTTGCAAGTGACGCATCACTGTTGGAAAAGTGCATTGGCTGAGATAGTAGCGATTCGAGTAAATCGACTGACTGGGGGATAGTTGTGGCGGGTCAGGCTGAGACTGCGGTAAGGATGTGAATGAGCCGCTGATTTCGTTCGGCAGAATTGCCAGCGATGGTTGAGAGCCAACCGCACGGAACTCCGTACAGATGCTCTGCACTTCTGCAAGCTGGCCGGGTTGCGTCAGGACGATGGAGCCGAAGGTCGCGTATCCCGTGTAGGCGGAACCGTTGTCTGTGTAGACCGCCCAATTGCGGACAAGGACACTGGAGCCAGAAGCCACCATCAGTTGATGGACTCCAACCGAGGTTTCCACGGCGGAGAGATAGGATGCACCGCCCGTGACTGTGGCCTTTGGAGACCAGCAAACCAAACCTTCAGGCTGCTGGTTCGGATTGCATCGCCAGATGCTTCCAGCCCCATCGCATAAAAACAGTGCTTGGTCTTGGAATCCTTGGGTCAGAAAAGCAATCGAGACATTGGCCGGGTTGACTGCCGCAAGCTGGTCAGTGATGCCAGCGGAAAGGCATTGCACGCCGGAACCCGGATTGATGGCTATGAGCTGGTTGTCACTGGTAAAGGCGTATATGACACCTGCGTAGGTATCGACGGCGTTGTAGGATCGTACGCCCATGCCGGATTGAAATAGGAGTGAGTAGAAGACGGTACCACCAGCCGTTGATGCTCCCGCCGCACTGACATTCCCTTGAATGACGTAGATATTGTCCACGGTGAAGACGAACAGACCGTTGGTGTATGGCACGAGGCGTGTGACCACGGACGGAAACTGGAAGTAATTGAGCGGCGGAAATGACTCATTCCCGGAACCGTTGGTGGTATCCGGCCCCGCCGCGTAGTAAACGTAGTTGGCCACGCTGCCCCAGAGCCGCCCGGAGAAGAATGCAAGGTTCGTGAGGCCAGCCGGGGGAGGATTGTTCGCCAGAGCCTGAGGGGCAACGATGAACGTGTTGAGCGCAGAGTCCGCTGAAGTATCGACGTACGTCCAAGTGGAAGTGTTGGGAACGGTGCCCAAGAGGTAATAGGTGGCTCCCCCATCGTTCGTGCGGTAAATCTGAATGTTGCCTACCTGCGGGTCGGCGGAGCCCACACCCTGCACGGTCACCTGAATGTTGGTCTGCTTGCCTGAGTATGCACTGACCGGGGATGCAGTGGAGATATGCTGCGTGGTTGCGTTCTGATAGCAATAGACGTAGCTCCACCCCAATGTGGAGGTAGTGTTCAGTGTGCCAGCGGAGAATGAGAGTGTAGCTGCTGTAGCCGGGGGTGCAATGCCCCAAGTGGAAACTGTGGTGCCGTTCCATTTCTTGAGGTCTACTCCATCGCCCATGAACATCCATGAACCAACGCCCTGAAACGTGGTCTGTACCGCTCCAGTGGACTTGGCAAACAACTCTGTGGTGCTGGTCGGGGAAAGCGAGTACACGCCACTCGCGGTATCCGCAAGAACGGTGACATTGGTATTCAACTGCTGGAATGAATAGAAGCTGGTAGCCGCCGTTGGCAGAGTGGCCGTGGTGTAGGCGGAGTATCCCGGACGCCGAATCAGGGTGTTCTTGTTTGAGATTTCGACGTTGAGTCCGTCGATTAAAGCGTCGGGTCTCCCACCATAGAAACGCTCCTCAGCACGGGTACCGGGCTGAATCAGCGGACTCCGGTACGTGTACAAGCCCGTGAAGAGACGCTTCGTTCCGAACGGAGCGAACTTGGTCGGCTTCACAGGCTGGGCACCTGCGGTTTGTAGAAGGGGTATATCGGCCATGCTGGATTACCAAAGAGGATTGAAGGTGCCGGGAGGTGCCCCGGCGAAGCTTTCTGGAGAGCCGCCAACCGCGGGATACTGAAGACCACGCGAGGGGTACATGGAGAAGCTTTCACTCTCCCGGTCTGCACCGCCTACCGCTTTCTTAATCATCATCTCGAAGGCGAGGTATTCCTTTTCCCAGTGGTCATCCTCCGCCAACTTGAGGGCCTTGGCGTAGAAGCCCTGCTTGTAGACGAAGGCGAATTCATCTGGAATCGGTGCCCATGTCTGAGAGACGGCGGTGATGAGTTGGGGCTTTGCTTGGTAGTACGGCTGAATCTGCCAGACGTTTCCGTTCTGCGAAGGCAGGGGCGAGAGCCTGAAGGCAATGCCGTTTGGGTCAATGCAAGTCCAAGTAACCGTGCCGTCCGTAGTGGACTGGCCGGGAGTGGTCACCCATGTGGGCGGATTTGTTCCGGTGGTGCCAAAGGTGGTGACCGCCTGAATGTTTCCGTTGCTGTCCCTGATTTGATTCAAAGGCTGAATCGGGAGTGCGGACAAGCCAGAGGGGTTGGCGAATTTCGTGTTTGCTGTCCATGTGCCGCATATCGCTTCCGAATTGAATACCCAACTGATTTGGCCGGGGATGCCCTGCACGCTGCATTGCAGGAGTTCGCGTACCTGCTCCACGCCACGAACAGCGGGGGGAATGCTGGTATCGCTGGAATTGAGACGGGTGCCATTCTCAAGCCACCCAAGATTCGTGATGCTCGTTACATAATCTTGCTGAAGCTGGTTGACGATGAACGCGGCTGGCTTTACGCGGTTAAACTTCCAAGGCATGTCTTCCGCAAGAATTTCCTGCAAGACTTCATTGGCGATGTTGATAGCCGGATTGTTTCCGCCGTACCCGGCAACTGGGTTGCCAAGAACAGAGTTCAGGGTCGCCACATTACGGTACAGGTCGAGAACATCTTGGACGCGAATTGTGCAAGCCATTGTTAGCCCCTTCCCTGTCTGCCCTGTTCAGCGGACATGGTTGAAGCCTGTTGCTGCCGCATCTGCCGCAAGCGGGATTCAATGAAAATGTTTTTCTGGGTTTCATCCAGACCGCTGCACGCTGCCACAAGCTGACGCAGGAACATCTCCTGCTGGGGTGCGAACCGGGCATCGTCAACCATCTCCAGAGCACTGGCAAGAAAGCCCGAGGTGTAGAGGTAGGCGAACTGGTCTGGGATGGGAACCCACGTCTGCGTGGTAGCGGTCATCAACAGCGGAACTCTCTGATAAATCAATTTGACCGTGTAGACGCCATCTGGGACGGGGTACAGACGGAAGGTGATGTTCCCGGCTCCGTCATCCATCTGTGGTGCGATATTGGTTGGCCGTCCTGCATCCGTGGAATCTCCAGACACAAGCTCAATGGTGAGCGGCCAAATCTTTTGAGTGGTATCCGTGACCGATGCTTTTTCAAGCCAACCGAAGTCCGTGACGGAGACTGTGTAGTCCTGTGTCCCGGCCACCGTGATGAAGGTCTTAGTATTCCGGTTCCACGGCCAGCCGAACGGCGGAGCCAAGATGAACTGCTTCACCATGTTGGCAATGGAGACCGCTGGCTCAGTATCCACGCCGCCCACACCCGTGAGGGGCTGGAGTCGGCAGTAGGTCTGAGCGAAGTTCACCGTCTGATTGAGCGTGATTGTGGAGGCCATCTATTAAACCTGCCGTGCATTACCTAAGCGTTCGCTGGAGACGCGACGAATCAGGTCGTTGTATTGAGGGTGTCCGGGGACAAACTGGGCGAGGCACAGGGGGCACATAAAGCGGACTTGGCCATCACATCCACGCTGACCGTGAAGGTTGTATGTGTTGTCCTCACGCTGATGAAGGCATGACTCCTGAATGGCTTTCTTAGCGGCCATCCTCTGTTGCTCCGTCTCGCGGTCAATGGCATTTTGACGCGCCTTGGCGTCACGCTCTTTGGCTCGTAATTCGCGCTCTTCTTTCTTTCGCGCTTCATCCTCCTCATCCACGAAGATGGATTTCATCGCTTTCATCATCTCCAGCATTTCTGGAGTTATCGGTTGCTTTTCGTCTTTAGCTGGCATTGCTGAACGTCCTTTGTTGTCGGTAGTTCTGTAATTCGGAGAGGTAGAACCGGGCGGCTTCTCCATTGGTGGGAGAGCCGAAGAACTTGAGAGCCTGAGACTCGGAGATGAGGCCAGACTTAATAAGACGGAGAAGGACGGTACGCCATCCGCGTTTCGCGCCTATGGGAAGGTTGTGACTATTGACGATTACAATCTCGTACTCAGGCATGGTGCCCGTGGTCAGGTAGCAGACGTAGTCAATGGAATCGCCGAAGATTTTATAGAGGGAGATATCGCCGGGGATATTGCCGTCGCGCACATACAGATTGGGGACAATCTTGCGGAGGATGGCAATGAATTCGCTGTGGTGCATAGCCCTGCCCCAACGTGCGGGGCTCTCTTTACGCTCCTCTTGGCCGGGTAATCGTTTCCCAACCAATCGGCGGTCTTCATCTTCTTTGAGGTATGCGGTGACTTCGTCTCTGCCGAGGCGGGAGTTGTAAAGGTTACTGATGCACTGCTGGCACATGCCGTCAGGGTCACCAGCTCTGTTCTGAGCGCGTGATTGCTGGCTGAAATCCGTTTCAGGTTTCCAGCATTGGCAACGCACGCAATATAGACGTTCTAGAGAGGGGATGAGCATAGGGGAGGTAAAAACGGGCTGACCGGAGCCAGCCCGTGTGGGAGGGTTTAATTACGAGGTGGCAGATTCCACGCGGATGCGCTTGAATGCCTGAGAACCAGCACCAGTGCCGGGACGTGGGGCCGCAACGTAGCGGAGGTTAAAGCTCACCGCTCCGCCGATGACGCCAGCCGGGTCAGCTTGGTTGGGAGTGAAGGTCTTGATATTCGCCTTGAAGTTGCGGCTGTCAGGAATTTCCCCACCACCGAGCTTGATTGCGAAGACTGCATCCTGACCAGCGATATAGCAGGAGTAAGCGGACTTGCCAGCGGTTGGAACGTTGGCTGTGAGAGGGACGTTGGTGCTCGTGACGAACGAGATACCAGCGTAGTCCACTACCTCATAGTCATGGCTCTCACCCCAGCCGTCCTGCAAAAGCTTCTGGCCGGATTCGGTGCGCTTCATGATGTCCGTGATGCCGTTATATGCGCTGTCATTGAACAAGTCAGCGGCCACAAACGGGTGGATGATGCCATGCAACTTGCTATCACCGAACGGGCGGACGTTGCGGCCAAACAGTGAACCAGCCTGTGAGCGAACAATGTTCGCAGTCAGGTAGCTACCATCGGCGATGTCCAGCGTTGTGGTGGTGTCAATCGTGGTGGCCGCATCGAACTCCATCTGGGCGATGGTGTCCACAATCATTGCAGCGCGATAGCCCATCACCTTGTTCAGGTTTTCGAGCATCGGGTCAATGGCGATTTCGAGGGCAAGGTCTGAGACCGTGACGTAATCGAAGTATTGACCGATGACAGCCTGTACAGACGGAGCCGTAGGAACAAGGCCAGTGCCCACCGTGCCTTCAGTTCCGGCAGTAGGGTTGGAACCTGCACCGACGCCGGATACAAACGGAGTCAGCGGGTAGGTGAAGAGTTGAATGGTCTTGCCCTTGTGGAGGGGAAGGTCGCGGGGCGTGGTCAAGGTCTGGAACGCCAGATTGGCGTACAGAGCATCTACCCCGATGGAATCGTAATAGACGGCCTGAGTGTTGCTGAGTGCAGCGTTGGTTACTGCGGATGCGGCATTAATGCCCATGGTAGTTCTCTTTTTGAAAAGGGGTTATTCACGGCAGGACGCCGGAACACGCGGAGGCGGGTGACTATCGGCGGGGAGTGCGGAGGACAATCCGTCTACGCTCTTCTTGTGATAGTTTCCTGAACTCTTCGACGGATGGCTCTTTCGGCTCTGGCTCCACGTCATCTGCGCTTGATGTGCGTGGACTGATACCTACGGACGCCCTCTTCCGTACCGTTTTCAGTACGGGTATTGCTGGTGTTTCCTTCTGTTCTTTAGTTGCCACCAATCCGGCATCAACTAAATCATCGAAGGCGATTTCTAAATTGTTCGACGTGAATGCGAGGTTGTTCTTTTGCAGGTACGAAACCATCACGTTTTTATTCGCATCGCTGTCAAGATACTCCGGGCGAGAGGCAATGAACTTCGCGCCTTCCCTTTGCTCTCTGGCGGTATCTGAGACCTGCTTCGCGTCGGCTAGAACTTCCCGTAGTTCATCCGGGGTGACGCCCACCGTTGACTTGAAGAGCTTTGCAATCGCCCCGGTAGGGTTGGTCTGTAGCTCTTGCCCCAACATGAACTGCTCTTCTGCGGTCAGGCTCTTTACTTCAAACTTGGTGGCTGGTTTGAGCGGGTCAGTTTTGATTCCGCCCTCTTTCACCTTGCGGTTCAGTTCTTTAATCTTGCGCGTGGCGTGCAACTGAGCATTCGCCAGCTTATCTAGGAGTTCATCCTTTGTAGGGGCCTCGAACACTTGAACGCCCGAACCATCCCCAAGGTCAATTTCGCGCTTCCATGACCGTGGCTGAGATACGGGAGTCTCAGGTATGTTGGCGTCTGCCTCTACTGCCTGAGCCAGCGCGGACGGTTGCTGCTGTGTATCGGTTGAATCTTCTGCGAGTGGTGCGTTGCGAGACGCGGAAAATTCAGCTTCAGCGGCATCACGCAACTTTTGGAGGTCTATTGCTGGCATTGTTTCCTCTGACACAATCCGGTGCCGGGGTCTAGTAAGGGCGGGTGCTATGAACAATCGCGGGAGGGTTGTTGGCGAACTCGATCAATGTGTTGACTGTGTTCTTGAGTGCGTCAACCAAATCACGCTGGGCACGTGCCCGGTGAAAGAGGGCGAGTATTTCACCCTCGTTCAAGGTCGAAGCAGAGAGCAGCTTGTTTTCCGCTCTCTTCACTTCATCTTGCAAGATTTCAAGGATGACTCCCCACGAGGGAGAATCAACCATGCCCGATAGATGTTCACCTTTGCGGTAAGCATCAAGAGCTTCTTTGTCTTCGGGCGTCATTGTGCGTCCTACTGATATAAACCGGAAAAGTTTTCAGAATCACACTTTCGCCGGAAAATAATTAGCTCCCAAACCCAACGTTTCCGGGTACCCCATTGATGAGTTCACTTTCGCCACTCTTTTCAATCGTCTGTCGCATCAATTCGCGGAAGGCACGGGCGGAGTTCTCAGAATCCAGAACAGTGAGTTTGGAATTGGTTTGACCCTGCTGAGCCTGTTGCTGCTGGAGCATTTTCTGAACGGCGGGGTTGCTCATCGCGGCACGCTGCTGGTCTTCATCCGTCATCTTCACAATCAC